GTTCTGATAAAGAAGATAGCTAAAGGAGAAGAGCGGCTACAAAAACACTGTGGCGGTAAAGTACTAGACACATTGAAAAGGAACCGGACGTAATGAGCAACTTTAAATACTTTAAGCTAGAAGACTTTGACTGCCAAGAAACGGGCGAGAATGAAATGTCAGAAGCGTTTATACATTGTTTAGACGAACTACGAGAAACCTGTGGCTTTCCGTTTATTATTACAAGTGGCTTCAGGTCAAAGAACCACAGCATAGAGAAACGAAAATCAAAAGCAGGAACCCACGCACAGGGAATTGCAGCAGACATCAAAGTCTCTGGAGGCGTTGAGCGTTTAGCAATTGTTAAACACGCAGCAACACTAGGCATGTCTGTTGGCGTTGCAAAGACTTTTGTGCATGTTGATACCCGCACAACTACACCAGTGTGTTGGTGCTACTAAGGAGGAACGTATGTTAGACAAATTGATAGGGCCAATTACAGGGATTATTGGAAAATTTGTAGAAGACAAAGATCAGCGCAATGCTCTAGCGCATGAGATAGCAACGATGTCTGAGAAGCATGCCTTGGAGCTTGCCAAGGGACAACTGACAGTCAATGCCACAGAAGCAGCCCACAAAAGTTTGTTCGTAGCCGGATGGCGCCCTGCTATTGGATGGATCTGCGGATTCGCTTTAATGTACTCTACAATTTTAGCACCTATTATTGGCATCTGGGTTGTTGTACCTCCCGTTGATAGCTCACTTCTTACAAGTGTGCTTATGGGAATGTTAGGTCTTGGGGCCATGCGTACAGCAGAGAAGGTCAAAGGCGTTCAGAGGGAAAGGTAATGCTTGCTGAGATAGCGGCAGCTAACGCAGCGTTTAATATTATAAAGAGCGCACTGTCCAACGGTAAAGAACTATACGATGTGTCGGCTCAAGCCACGCAGTACTTTGACAACAAGTCAGTTATTGTTAAGAAGGCTCAGAAGGGTGGAGGCAAAGAAGAACTGCAATGTTTTATGGAGCTTGAAAAAATCAAAGAGCAAGAAGAATGGCTCAAAGAATATATGATCTATGCGGGACGGGCAGACATGTATAAGGATTGGTTGCAGTTTCAGGCTGAATGTAAACGAGCTAGAGATAAAGAAGAACGTATGCGTAAACACAAAAGAGCAAAGAACATTACACTATTCTGGACAATCCTCTTGTGGGGAACAGGCGGTCTTGTGGTGTTGCCACTAACAATGTACATAGCCTTTATATTTTTTGGAGTTATCTAATGGCAGAAAAGAAAAAAGCAAAATCAAAAGTACCCGAAGCAGGGAATTACACGAAGCCTACTATGCGTAAAAGATTATTTAATAAAATCAAAGCAGGAACAAGTGGTGGCAAAGCAGGGCAGTGGAGCGCACGTAAAGCTCAGATGCTTGCCAAACAATACAAAGAAGCAGGAGGAGGTTACAAATGAAAGGTGTTAAACATTATAAGAAAGACGGCACAGAGCATAAAGGCTCTAGTCACAAGATGGCTGATGGTACTCTACACACTAATAAGTCTCACACTAAGACAAGTGTAAAGTTATTTCATTTAAAGGACTTGTCAGCTAAAGCAAAAGCTAAGGCGAAGAAGTAATGGCCCTTGCAAAATCTCAGAAGTCTTTAAAGAAATGGACAGGGCAGAAGTGGACTACAAAGTCTGGAAAGCCTAGTGCTAAAACTGGCGAAAGGTATTTGCCTAAAGCGGCTATAAATGCTTTGACACCTGCACAGTATGCGGCAACCACCAAGAAGAAGAAAGCTGACACCGCTAAGGGCAAACAACACAGCGCACAGCCTAAGAAGGTTGCGGCCAAAACTAAAAAGTATAGGGTCTAGATATGGCAACTCCAAGAAAGGGCAAAGCCAAAGTAAAAATAACCGCTAGTGGAAAGAAGGTTAGCTATGGTCAAGCAGGAAAAGCAAAGGACGGTGGCTCTAGAGTTAGAACAGGTACATCGAAGGGAGATAGTTATTGCGCCAGAAGTTTAGGCATAAAGAAAGGACTATCTAAAAAGAAACAAAATGATCCGAACACCCCCAACAACTTGTCACGCAAGCGTTGGAAATGTTCGGGTGCTAAGTCAAAGAAATAACTTAAAGTGATTAACTATGAAAAAGTTTTGGAAGCTGTGGGCCTTGAGTCTAGGCGAAAGAGTGGGGGACACAGATTCCGAAGCTGATAACGTAGCAATCATAAGAACAACCTTAGTTATAATTAATTTAATATGTTGTTTCTGCATAATGGGCAACATCTTTATGGGTTAACCCGCTCCATGATTCAAGGCATTTAGTTCATCTTCTAAATACTTGTGGAGCGGTTCTAGTTTTTGTTTCGTAAGTTGTACAATGTTTCTTATCATTAACAATTCATCATCCTTGAACGCTAGATGAAGATCCTTTTCGGGGATGCCGCTCATTTCTGTAACGACATGCCCCCGATCATTCACCAGTATTCTAAAGCCTAAGATGTTGGCTTCTCTTTTGTTAGACAATTTCACACGCTCCACCCACACACGCTAACTCTTGAGAACCTGTGGTGTTATCCTCCATTTCAAAGTTTCCAAGGTCTTGCCAATCAACCCCCTTAGGCATGGACGCTAGAAGTTCTTTATATCTAGTAGCATCTATGTCTTCATACGGAGCTTGCTGATAAACATGGTCACTAACTGGCAACAAACTAATACCACTACAAAGATCAAAGTTGTCCCATATCCACTGAGCTACTTGCAAGAACTCGCTGTCAGTATAGTATACAGTGATGCTTGGTTTATGCTCACACCAGTGATTCTGATAAGCTTTCCAAAGTTCTAGCTGTTGCATAGCGCCTACTTCTTTTACTGTCACGCTACCTTTAGGCGCTTTAACAGGGAAGCTAAAGACAGACGAAGAGGGTGACATAACATCCTGCTCTACTGGGAATCCTTTGTCTTCCATAAAGACTGCAAGTGGATCTTTTTTGTCTGAGCGTACTCTTCTGACATAGTACTTAGAAAAACGAGGGTGAATACCAGAGGCACTATCAACAAGCTGAGATACAGTACCGCTTGGCTTAACAGCAGTAATAGCTGTAGACTGATTAATTCCAAGCTTCTTAGCCCATTCCTCATTAGTTTTAATAGCCACATTTTTTATTTCCTCTAGCCATTCGGCTGTCTTATCTGTAGATTTTCCAATAACGCTATGATCCATAATGCCTGTCATGCTCACACCAAGCAATGCTTCTTCTTCTGTGTTCTTCTTCCACACATTACGCAAGTAACGGAAGTCAGTAAGTGTTGCTTGAAGAGTACCGATGATAGCCGCAATACGACATTTCTTTTTAAGACTTTCAAGGTTATCACTTGACCGGACAACAATCTCACTAAGGTTGCAAAACTGGTTAGATCGTAAAATTATCTCCGAACAGGGATTTGTCCCGAAGTCTTGATCAGCGTCACGCCTACCGTTCCTAGCCGCAATCTTCTGTGCCGCTACACGGCTAAAGATACCACGCTCACCTGCCTTACTCTCATACATAGTCTGCATCTCAGACAAGAAAGCGGAGAAGTCAGGCTTCTCTGTGTACGCTACGCTGTTGTTAGCCAATGCACGTTGACCTTCATGTCTCCACCAATCACCTGACTTAGCTTTAGCCATACGTTGATCTGAAAGATTAGATAGGCTAATGAGTGCTGATCGTCTAACACCACCTACGACTACGATGTCTGCAATCTTACACACAATGTCGTGACACTCAATGGAGGTTAGCTTACGTCCTGATGCTTTCTGGAACACTATAATACAAAAGTTAAACAAGTCTACTAAAGGATCAGGGCCAGATGCTCGACCACCAAAGGTCTTTAGTCTCTCTCCTGCACCGCGCACTCGACTAACATCCCACTTAGGAATCTTACCTGCATAGAGCATAGCAATCAACTCGCGGAAGGCTGATGCCCAACCAATCTTGCTGTCGCTCACCATGATAACGCTGTCAGTATCGTGGAAACTCTCAGCAACTTCTGGAAGCTTGTTGATAAAGTTACGCTCAACACTAAAGCCTACACCTGTACCACACATAAGAACATACATCAACTCGTCAAAGGATCGCGGAGAATCAATGTGTAGGTAACTACAGTTGAATCCTGCTACGTTGTCTTTGTCCAGTGCTACACCTGCTGTCATCATGCATCGCATAGAGGGCATGACTTCTAGGTTAAAGATAGCGTCATACAACTCTTGTCCTTCCTTGACTGTAATCTGCTCACGATCTCTCCAGAACTGCACGTAGCGAAAGACTGTTTCTGCCCATGTTTCTCTACGGCTATGCTCTGGCATCCAACGTGCGTAGCGGCTCTTGTGTATAAACTGTTGATACTGATCCATTAACTATTCTCCTGATCCGTTACATTTAGTACAAACTGCTGTCCCGACATGGGGAGCATCATCGTAAAACTTAAAATCTTTTAGTCCTGATCCGCTACAGGTTTCACAGGCTTCTTTCATATCTCCGTTATCGTCAAACATACCCCAACGTATGCCATATTTATCGTCCATTAAGTGTTCTCCTTGGTTACTTTGTCTGTTAATAATGCTAGATACCACATAGCTTTTTGTAAGTCTTCTACCTGCTTGCCTTTGTAATCATAGCGCCAAAGGTATTTCATACAGTTACCCTTGAGGTAGCCCTTGAAAGCTACCGAAGACATAGACTCTTCAATGGCTTCAATGCATTCTATATTACCAGTGTTGTAATGCTTTGGCTTATTGACTACATCTTCAAGCGTAGGCTTCCTAGTTGCAAGATCCTTTAAAGCAGTTCGTATAGCTTCTTCGTGTCCATATTCATGTGCTTCTTTCATAGCCATATCAATGTAAGGCTGATTGTCTATTGTGCTTTTATCAATAGCAGGATGTTCTTTACGTACTCTATCCCAATCTGATGGTGTTGCGTCATTTAATCGGTTCATGTGCGATCTCTTCATTTAAATTAAGTTTAGGTTCTTTGCGCTTAGTATCTTTTAATTTAGAAGCAGAGTTAATCTTCTTAAACTTCTTCTTCCTTAAAAACCTATCGCGCCTTTCGTCTTTACGGCTAATGTCAGTCAAAACTCTCCCTCTTCTTTGGGTTAATCCAACTATCAGGGATGCTCTCTTCGCTGAACCATCTAAAGTTGTTAGCACTTGCCCACTCACCGTGGCTTCTTTTAGTTCCATCCTTTCTACGTTTAGCCTGTGGCATTGGCGCACTTGGATTGGCAAAAAGAAACACTAGTTCAGTGTCTTCCGGCAACGCTTTACTTATCCATATATACTTACTGAACTCAGCATAGTCCCAGAACCTTCCTTTAGCTTCAAGTAAAATCTTCTTACCTTCAATATCTTTGATGAAGTCTGGGTGGTAGTTGTGGTCAATTGTATATGGAACCTTTTCTGTATGGAAGCTCCAGACATCTAGGATTCCTGTATGTAACTGATACTCCCAGTTAGAATCATACCCCTGCACAAGATCCTTTCCCACTGGGCGAACGGCTCTTGGTTTGCGGAAACCTTTCCTAACCTTTTTCAATGGATGATTGCCTCTCTGCGTTCTAGCTCTGCTTCTATTAACATCTGTAGGTCGTAAAGAAAATCTTCTTCTATATCTATAATAGAATTAGAAGACCCACCTGCATTGTATAAGTAACTTCCTGTAGCAATGATCATCTCTTCAATACTCAATTGATCTCTCCAAGAGTAATACTTTCTATTTCACGTTTAGGGTTAGCTTTAAGCACTCGCAGTATCTTGTTGCCTATCCACTTAGGATGATAGGCGTTGCGGTGCATGGTACGGTGAGCCATAAAGTGTGTCTGCTCAGGCATATAGTTTGTATAGTTTTTAGTGTTTATCTTCTGGCCTTCTTCTTCAGTGACTAAAGTCTTAAACCACTCTACAAATATAGTACTTGAGTGCGCTCGTATTCGCTTAGCTTTCCTTCCGTTCATAGTAGTTCCTCTACTTTAGGTTCGACTACAACCTCTGTTAAGTATGTTCGTCCATTGGAGTATTTAAAGGTTCGTAGACCTTTACCATCATTAGAATCTGCATAACATTTAAACTTATACTTACACCAGTTACACCCCTTCGGTAGTTTCATGTTTCCTTTCTTACCGTCAGGGATGGGAGTATAACACAATGCAGGTGGCGTGTCAAGCTCTAGTGCAGGTAAAAGAATACCAATAGATGATCGGATGTTAGGCTTGTCAAGATCATCAGGGACATACATGCACAACTCACCGCTCTCTTTGTTCAACACCAAGAAGCCACCGTTCTCTGTACCCTCTGCCGCCTCATACCCTGCAAGCTGACCCAAGTAACCGAACGGATCATCTTGAGCTAAGCGTCCTTCCTTGAACTTGTTGAACGCAAAGCGAGAGGCTGTCTTAACATCGACTACTTCACCGTTGATCTTGCAATCCATGTGGCCTACGATGCCGTCAACTGTAACTTCTTTCTGCTCGTCTGTTACTTCGTGACCTGCCATGCGTACTAGCATCAACACAATCTCTTCAAGCAAGTGGCCGTATAGAAACTTAATCTGTGTTGGCCCATCAATACCGCCACGCCCTTGAGGGTCACGCTTCTCATACCACAACTGGCGTGAGGGCTTGCCTACGTTAGACATGCGTACAGTGAAGTTAGTATCTCGTTTGCGAGGAGTTGCCCAAGAACGTAGAGCCTCTGTCATACCTTGTACGGCTCTGTCTATGTCGGCATCAGTCAGGGGTAAAGGCTCACCCTCTGATAGTTT